TGTACAACTATTTATACAAATCATTTTAAGCCGCTTCTTCACGACCTGCCTCTATCTCAGTATAGTTTGGTGTTTGACTCGTATCAATGGCCGAATAGCTGGCCGTTTGTGAAGTTGATACTGCTGAGTAACCTGCTGTCTGGGAGGTGTCTATCTCGCCCCAGATCATAAGATCGCCAACTGCAAAGGTAGCAGCAACCCCGGTAAGCGAGACGTTTGCTGCCGCGCTAACGCTTAGTTCGCCAACAGACGCTGCGAACTGCAACCCAGTAAGCTCTACCACCGCGTTGTGTAAGACGGTAACAGACCCTAAACCGGAAGTTGTTGCGCGTCCCGTGAGGGTGGCATTTGCTGCGGCGTTGACAGTTAACGAGCCTAACGCACTGGTAGCTGCTTGGCCCGTAAGAGAAACATTCGCAACACCAGTGACTGTCAAAGCG